TGATGATATGTGTATAGATTATGTGGTGAAAAACATAGTACCACAGTGTGCAGGAATTTACATTGACGATAAGCTGAAAGGATATACGACAGCACTATCAACATTATCTAATATTCGTGGTTTTGATGGAAGTGACGTGGATATGTGGTTATATGATGAATTTATACCTGAAAGACACGAACGACTTTTACGCTATGAGGGAGAGGGCTTTTTGAACGCATATGAGACAATAAATCGTAACAGAGAATTAAAGGGTAAAGAGCCGCTAAAATGTGTTTGTATGGCTAACTCAAATGACATAGGCAATCCCATATTTGAAATACTGGATTTAATTACAGTCGCAGAATGTATGCAAAATAAGGGGCAAGAAGTATACATAAATCAAAAGCGCGGAATAACAATTATTATGCCGCAAAAATCGCCTATTTCAATTGCCAAAAAGGGCACGGCATTATATAACGCAGTAAGCAAATCAAGCAGATTTGCGGAAATGGCGATAGAAAATGCATTTGAAAAGGAAGCCTGCATCTGCTCAAAAAATCTAAAGGAATACAAGCTATTAGTCAGCATTGGCAATGTCAATATTTATGAGCATAAACAGAGTGGAGAATATTATGTATCAGCGCACAAAAGCGGAACGGCATATTCATACCCGACTGACCCCACAAGTGTGTTACAATTCCGCACAAGTTTTAAATACCTTATGACAGCATATATAACTGACACAATGTGCTTTGAAAATACGCATATGAAACGTGAGTTTGAAAAATTTTTTAATATAGGTACTTGACAAATAGGGGCAAATGTGCTATAATAATAATGAGGAAATATGCCGTTCACGCTCATTGACAAGTAGCGGAACTACTGAGCACGGGAGTGTCAAGCCCACGACTGAACGGCAGTTCCTTACCAACTATTTTTGAAAGGAATTTTTTACTATGAATTTCTCACAGATTATGAAATTTTTAGAACAGGGGCTGACCGTAGATGAAGTACAGCAGATTATTGACAAATCTTCTGCAAGCGCAGACACTGACAAAAATACACCAAAAGAAGAGCCAAATAAAGCGGATAATGATACACAGACCGCAACGCCTGACTGGGCGGCAACATTGAGCAAGAATATTTCTAACCTGACAAAGACTATGCAGGCGAATGCTATTCTCAACAGCAATCTCGGCAACACACAGACAAAGACCGTTGATGAAAGAGCAGATGAAATTCTTGCAAACATTCTGAATCCAAAGGAGTGATATAAAAATGGCAATGAATGACATGACAATTGAGCAGGCGAGCACCATATTAAATGCCGTTATAAATCAGGCAACAGGCGCAAACAAAACGCTCACCGATGTGGACACTAAAAATCTTATCAGCGTAGCACAGACTGTTCTGAAAACAGGATATGACCCGATGACAGCCGCTATTTCACAGGTACTTTCTCGCACGATTTTTTCGGTAAGACCGTACAGCAAGAAATTCAAGGGGCTTGAAGTATCTGCGCAGAGATGGGGCAATCATGTGCGCAAATTGCAGATGATTGATGACACATTTGAAGATGATGAAAGACTGTCACTTGTTGATGGTCAGTCAGTTGATATGTATAAGGTCAAAAAGCCTAAGCCTTTACAGACTAATTTCTATGGTGAAATTACATATCAGAAACATATCACACTTTACAAAGACCAACTTGACACGGCTTTTTCTTCAATTGGTGAGTTCAGTTCTTTCATTTCAATGGTATTGCAGAATCAGTCAGACCAGATTACGCAGTCTAATGAGGAATTTGACCGCATGGCAATCGCTAACTTTATCGGCGGCAAATATGCAGGCGATACCGACAGCGTTATTCACTTAGTTACTGAGTACAATGCATATGCCGGAACAAGCTATACAACAGCGACTATCAAAGACCCGACTGTATATGAGCCTTTTATCAAGTGGGTTTTTGGTAGAATTAAGACCCTTACCGGATACATGAGCGAACGTTCAGAACTGTTCCACATGAATATCACAAACAAGGCGATAAAGAGACACACACCGGCAAGGCGCATGAAAATATATTTATATGCGCCTATTATGAACGATATTACAGCAAGCGTTCTGAGCGATATTTACAATGATGAATTGCTCAAAATGGCAGACCATGAGAACGTTAATTATTGGCAGAATATCGCAGTACCCGACAGTATCAAAGTAACGCCGACTTATATGAACGTAACCGACGGCTCACTTACAGTCGGAAATTCACCTATCACAATAGAGAATGTTTTCGGCGTGATTTTTGATGAAGAAGCGATAGGCGTTAATAGTTGTAATCAGTGGAGTGAAAGAACGCCGATGAATGCCGCCGGTGGATATACAAATCTTTATAACCACTGGACACGCAGATATTGGAACGATTTTACAGAGAATGGCGTGTTACTGTTAATGGACTGATACTCGGTGCATTTTCATTTTTTCCTAAATCCTTTCAGAAATGGGCGGCAAAAAGCCGCCTATTTTTGAATAAAAAGTAGGTGTTTATATGCAGATAAATTTATTCCGGTTTAATAAACGCGCAAACAGTACTGCAATTATGAGCGGTAGCGGATATCCTTTTGAAGTTGTTTTGAAAGAGAATACTTCAATGGTTAATCCGGAATTTGTTCTTAACTGGAATAACAATAATCCATCGCTATATAATTACTGTTATTGTTCAGCTTTTTCACGTTATTATTTTATTCGTGACTGGGTGTTCGATGGTCGAATGTGGATAGCCGTGTGCGAATGTGACGTTATGGGTAGTTTCAGAACACCTATTTTTAATTCACGGTTATATGTGCTTAGAAGTTCAAGTGAATATGACAACACAATAATGGACACAAAATATCCTGCAAAAACTGGCTTGCAATCTATTATAAGAGCCTATGTAACTAATTTTGCTACAAATTACAATGATGGTCGGTATGTTGTCGGTGTTGTTGGTTGGTCGAGTGTTTACGCAAGCGGCGGCATAAATTATTATACATTAGACTATGAAGAATGGGGCAGGCTTAGAAACTTCATTTTTTCAAACACACCTGAGCATGATGGACATACACAATTGTGGGGTGATTTATCTGTTATAAAATATGCAGAGGGTACAATAATGAATAACCTAAATATGTTTGATTATATATCATCTGTTTTATGGTTACCATTTACACCCGAAGCAAGCGGCGTAAAATCGGATATACATATTGCCTACTGGAATAGCGGTATAAATGCGAACAATACCTTAAACACTACATATACAAGAAGTTTTGAAATAAATATACCAAAACACCCTCTTGCAAGTACAAGGGGAGAATGGCTTAATTGTGCGCCATACTCTATGTATACACTTTTTACTAATTTTTTCGGTGCAATATCAATAGAGCCTGAAATGTTAAAAGATAGTAGTGAATTACGTTGTCAATTTACTTGTGACGTTTTAACAGGTGCGGCAGGACTGCAATTATGGGTAAGCAGGTCACCTGATGACCCATTAACAATAGGTAACTATACAGGACAGGCAGGAATATCACAAAAATTTGCAGGCGCAAAGTCGGAAAATTGGTGGACTTCAAGTGTAGAATCAGGACTAAATTTAGCTGACGGAATTACAGATAGCTTTTTCAATCCACGAACAGCAGGAGATAGCCGTCATGCTGTAAAGGGTGTATACAGTGCTATTCAGAGTGCAACAAAAGCATTCACACCACGCCCAACAATTTCAGGTGTACAAGGCGCTGGAAATCTTTTCGGCTCTACATGGCGTTTGGAACTCAACTATTTCACACCAACAGAAGAAGATTTATCGCATTTTGGCAGACCGTTATGTCAGAAAAAATTGATAAGCGATTTAAGCGGTTTTTGTCAAGTCGCAGACGGTGATGACGTTGACTGTTTTGCAACACCGGAAGAAAAAGCAAAAATAGCACAATATTTAGAAGGGGGTTTTTATATTGTTCAATGATTATGTAGGTGCACCATATTTCTATGATATATATGACCTTTATAATGCTCATATATCACCCTCTACTGTTCACCCTGCGGATAACAAAACAGCGTTTTATTTCAGGCGTTATTTACTGCAAAGAGCAATGAGCGTTTTTAAATGGAAAATGCCGGACTTGTGGGACGAAAAAGCAAAGAACTATTTTCTGTATGGGTTATACTGCTTTGGTTTTATGGCAATTATCCGCACAGATAAATATGGTGTTATTCCGCAACATTGCACGCTGACTGGATATGACGTGTTCTATCAGCCAACAAATGTTGTAATTAGTAATCCTCTAATCAACAGCGATTTACAGCCACGAATAGGCGAACAGTGTGCGCTGATAAAATTACAGCCCGATTATGGCGGCATACTTGACATAATTTCATACTATGCAGACCAACTGGCATTACTGGCAGAAGCGGTAAACATTAACTCACTTAATAGCAAACTTTCTTTTGCGTTTGGAGCAAGCAATAAAGCCGCCGCTGAAAGTCTGAAAAAAATGTATGATAATTACGCAAGCGGAGAGCCTGCAATATTTTTTGATAAACAGTTGATTGACCCTAAGACAGGAGAACTCAACATACAGTTTATAAATAATGACGTAAGAAACAGCTACATTATAACTGATTTGCTCAATGACATTAGAACTGTAATGAATCACTTTGATACAGATATCGGTATTCCAAACGCAAACTTGAATAAACGTGAACGAATGCTATCAGATGAAATAGCGGCGAACGATATGGAGACTAAATCTCTATGCGAATTGTGGCTTGAAAATCTGCAAATAGGTTGTGAGCAATCTAACGATTTATTTGGTACTGATTTGAGCGTTGACTGGCGTGTTGTTATCAAGAGCGCAAATATTGCCGTTGATGACGATATCGGCACATATGGGTCAAGTAGTATAAATAATACCCAAAAGGGCGGTGGATATGCATAATGCTTTTTTCGATAATAGGTTTATATAATTATGACAACAATATTTTGAACGGTATTAGACCATATTTACCCGGTGAACCTACTAATATGGAAATATCGACAGAATATGAACCAATAAATTTTGACATTTTAAAGAATGCAATTTTGTTGAGAGCCGGTGAGTTATCACTTGTATATAATGAACCAAATTTCTTCAAACTTGCATTGGCTACATGGTCAGCTAAAAATCGACTAAAATGGCAGAATTTATATGATACTATATACTACAATTATGACCCTCTTTTCAGCAAGATAAGACAGTACACTCTTGACCGGAAAACTCATGATACAAGTGAGAGCGAAAACACCACAACAGAAACTGTTGGTGAAATAGCCGACACTAACAATAATGAAACTACTAACACAACAGGTAATGAAATGCTCACGCTAAATACAAAAGAAAAAACAGTGGAGAGTAACGGTAAAAATATGGGTAACACCACCGGTAACGAATCCACACTTTTTGTGCAAGCGTTTAATGACATAAATCCTGATAGATGGTATGGTAAAGAGCGTACAGTAGATAGCGGCACAATGAATGGCTATGAGAATGGCAATGGTGAAAGTGAAACAATTGACACTGGAAACAACGACAGAGATTTTACCGAAAATGTTGTCAATAATCTGATAGGTAAACTCACACGGAATATTACCAAAAGAATTGACGAACACCTATCAAAGGTTGATAACGGCACTTTACAAGACATAATTACAGAGACTGTAAGGGGTCAAAGACCATTTCAAGAGCTTATCACATTACAGCGTGAAATTGTTGAGTTCAATTTATATGATAAAATTGCAGATGATTTTGTCGCTGAATTTTGCGTAATGATTTATTAAAAGGAGCGTTGAAATATGCAAACATGGATAAGGGCAAATATTGGCAAGTTAATTGCACGAATTACGTCGGCAGAATCAACCATATCTGATTTAACACGGAATGTAAGTCAATTGTCCGGTAGTGTAGGGCTGATGAGTGCTAAACTGAATTTTATTACAGCCGGCACAAATCATAACGCTATTTTCGGCGGCAGAGATTTAACAAATGTTTACACGGTTGATGATATGTATGATAAAATACATAATCGTAATTTTGAGGATTTATATGTCGGCGATTATTTCACTAAATCAATCACAACTGACATTTATACTCATTTCATCGGTGAATCGTTTGAATCCGGTACAACATATTATGAAATGAGTGGTACTATAAATGAGCGTGTGTGGACAGCGACAGAAGATACAACACCACAAGAGGGCAAAACTTACGCCACAAAACTAACTAAAACTGAAAATGTCGACCTTATGTTTGCGGCGTTTAATTATTACCTTAATATGGGTGATACTGCGCTGACTGTACCTCATGCAATTTTGATACCAAAAACGCATTTTGCAACAACAGCAAAAATGAATTCGACTAACGCCGTAACAGGTGGTTATTATAACAGCGATATGCATCAGATAGTTTTACCGTGTTATGCTAAATCTC